ATCTTTTGGTATAATCACCAGTGTATACTCTAGTATAATTAACATTGGTTGTACTTTGATAATTAACATCATTATTTCTTACGAAGTTTCTAAGATAATTTCCTGTATACCTTTTAGTGTAATCACCAGTGTATCTTCTAGTATAATTAACATCATTATTTCTTACGAAGTTACTATCAAAGTTTCCTGTATATCTTCTTTGATAATCTCTATCAAACGTACTAGTGAACTCTGCTGATACGAAATTTCCATCAACGTTTCCAGTATAATTAGCTACATAAAGATCGCTTCCCGGTTGGACGCCCACATAGGATCTTGTGTATTGCAGCGAAGACCCTGCATATTGAGCCGCCCTTGAATAGGTGACCGGCCCGGTATATTGTGGACCTGTCCCGCCATATTGAGTACCACCTGTATACCGTAAATCATAACGAAAATTATATGATGTACTAGCTCCAACATAGTTTCTAGTATAACCAAGCTTTAAATAACTTGCCGCCGGATTGGCAGATCCCTGAAAATATGTGATTGCCTGATATTGCACTTCACCACCAGTAAACACTACATTTCTTGTATATCCTATATCGGCACCCGTAAATTGTGGAGCAGGGGCAATGTAGGTTGTGTTATAATTTGAAGTTAACCCAGCGCCAGTATACGTAGGTCCAACATAGAAACCCGAAAAGTTTCTGGTATAAGTTGTTGTAAAATTTCCTGTGTATCTTCTTTGATAAATAATATCCCTATAATTTACACGGTTTCTATCGTAATTCCCTGTATATCTTTTAGTATAATTAAGATCCTTCGTGCTTTGATAATTAACATCAGTATTTCTTACGAAGTTTCTACCGTAATTTCCTGTATACCTCTTAGTATAATCGCCAGTGTATATTCTTTGATAATTGACATCGGTGGTGCTTTGATAATTAACATCAGTATTTCTTACGAAGTTTCTACCGTAATTTCCTGTATACCTCTTAGTATAATCTCCAGTATACCTCTTAGTATAATTAACATCGGTTGTGCTTTGATAATTAACATCAGTATTTCTTACGAAGTTTCTTTGATAGTACCCTATAAAGTTACTCTGATAAGCATCCGCAAAGGCTGCTACAAAATTAGCGCCGACAAATCCTTTTTGATACGTTTGAGCAAATGTGTTAGCAAATGTGCGTTCATAAGTACCTGCGTAAACAGTATTAAAATCTCTTAAATAGTTCCCTGTGTATCTAAACACATAGTTGCTAGTATAATTTCCAACAAATCCTCTCACATATTCTTGAGCATAGTTTCCTGTGTATGTTCTTAGGTACTGAGTATTATAATTAACATCAGTATTCCTGATAAAGGTATTATCGTATGTTCCTACATACTGAGCGTTAAAATTTCCCTCATACTGCACATTAAATGCAGTTCCCTCAAATCCTTTTTCATATTGATTAACGTAAGTGCCGGTATAATTTCTAGAATAATTAATATTAAATGCTCTAGAGTAATCAGAACTAAAATTCGCTGAAGAAAAACTCACATAATCAACAGGAGTTATTGTAGTAAAGTTTGTTGTATACGTTTTAGTATATTGTTGGACATACTGTGCTTGAAAGTTTACAGTGCTGTCACGTGTAAATAATTGCTGACTAGTCGTTTGTTTAGTATCTGTCGCAGTGCCCTTGGCAACCCATGTTCCAGTATCAGTTGGAGCACCTTGACTTGAGTTTCTTAACTGATAAGAACCAATGTTAGATGCAGCTATTCTTGTCTTTGCTCTTTGACCAAATGACCATTTGATTTCAGTATCAGTCATAGCCTGAACACCTGCAAATGAAGACTCGTCTTTTAATCTAAGTGGTCTCACAGCAGTAGGTGCTGATCCGCTAGTTCTTTTCCAAATCTTATATGCTACAGAAGTACCATCTGCCCTAGTATCAGTGAATGCGGTTTGCTGTTCTGTCCAATCGCCGCTAGGTGCAGACGTGGACAGTCTGTATGACCCGGGGTATTCATTAGTAAATATTTTAGACAAATATCTATCAACAGCCTCATTTAAGTCACCGCTTGGCATCATCTTAAAACCAGTTTCAGATGACCCCGAAGAGTCTACCCACATTATAGGAGTGAAGACATTTGAGTTTGTTTCTGCTGCAGTACCGTTTGTTTGATAAACAGTAGTATTAGTTGTACCTGTAGTAATACTTGTAGAAGGGTGAGTTCCAACAGGCTGATTAAAAAATGTGTTTGAAAAGGTTCCTACAGTATCTCCAGCAGTAAGCCTGTTCAGGGAACCAACCTCTGCAGAATCTGCTACACTTAAATGTAACCCCACTTGATATGCAATATAGTTTTCATCAGTTGAAGTTAACTGTTGAATATTACCATTTGCATCTTTTATCTTAAGTGGAGTAGCCATGTACTATTATACCTAATCATTACTAATCTGTCAATGGTATTTATAATGTTTTTAACTGTAGAAATATACACGATCAGGATGGATTGTTTATGGATTGTTTACAGCAGCATTAGATTCTTCTGCAAAATAAGTTACACAGTAATGTATATAGCTTCCAAAGCTGTGTTCAATATCAACAACCTTTAGTGGCTCTTTTGCTAGGTTGTCATCCTTGGTGTAAAATCTTAGATAAGCTTCGCCCGGCTGAACATATGCAACTGGCGAGTTGTGTCCACTACTAAAGTTTACATAATCTGTTACACATGCCCCAACACCACTAAAGCATGAGCTTGAACATACATAAGGAAGACCTCTGACAAATAAGTTATTGTTATCACTCAATCCTGTTGTAGAAGGATTAGCAACATATCCCCAAACAGTTACCTTCATACCTATTCTTACATATTGGTGAGCGGCAAGAAATGAGTTATTTTGAATCGAATTTCCACCAGAGGCCGCATCAGCATAATACGCTTCCCACCGACCTTCTTCATATTGATCTAAGACGTTGTTTTTATTATATGTATTTGCTTCTGCATTAGTAGTATGACCAATCGATAAATTCCCCTTGAATGCCATCTCAGTTACTCCTTAATTCATCTATTTCTTTTTTAAGGTCTTTAATAGCTTCAATAAGAACGCCAACCATTTTACCATAATCAACAGATTTCATTCCTTCAGTATCAGTCTTAACCACTTCTGGAAGGACTTCTTCAACCTCTTGAGCAATTACACCGACCTTACGATCATCTTCCCCAATTTTATTATACCAAACACCCCGTAGCTGTGACACTAGGTCTAAGCTATTTTCTACCGTTTCAATATTTTCTTTAGTGCGTATGTCTGATGATGAGGTAACGTCACCTGCAACAGTTAAGTCTCCAGCGTTATCTAAAGTCATGGCTAGTGTTACAGTGCCAGCTTTGGTTGTATAGAACTCTAACTTACCGTCTTCAGTGGATGAGGTTATATCCACAGTACGACCTACAATACTTGCATATGCATTTATATCACTTGCACTATTTTCTGCTGTAAATCTAACTTCACCAATGATAGTGTTATCAACTGGACTATTAGTATCGTTCATAAGCTCTAGAACGGCGGTTCCAAAAGCAAACGTGCCTTCAGGATCAGTATACATCGTTTGGTTGTTTGATGGAAGTGCTGCTTCAATAACAAAGTTTCCATCTACTGTGTTTAGAACATCTCCTGAATAATTCCACTGAGCAACTTCAGATGCTGACGCTGCTGGGTAAGAAGTATCATTGATACTAAGAAGTATTGCACCCGTAGAACGACCTTCATTATCACTTGGAGAATTCGCCATTCCTCTAAAGTAAAAATTGTTACTTGCAAAAATTAAATTATGACCTGAACCATTAAAATCATCACTATGACCAATAATAAAGTCATCAGATGCAAGCATATAACATCGTTTGTCGAAGGTCTCTCCCGGAATAAATCTCATAGCACCGCCACCGTCATCAGTGAAGCCACTACCTTTAGCGCTTTGACCACCGTGAACCAAAAAGGCATCATCATTCCAATTATTACCACCTCTAACTTCAACATAGGCGTTGGCGGTTGTTTCACCTAACGTTCCAACGTATCCCGGCATAAGAACAATTTCTCTATTGGCTTTTGCAACAACAGAGGCACCTCTTAAACCAAGAACGGCATTATTGTAGCCCTGCGTTCCAAAAATTTCCCCTGCTTGAATCTCTAAATCCCTGAGGTAGGAACTTCTGATAACAGCACAGCCATCACTATCAGCCTGAATTTTAATTGCTCCACCAGTTTTACCAAATACTTCTAAACCTTCACTATCTAAAGTAGCCATAGTTTTTAAAGTGGAAGTGTATACGGAAAAATCAAGTGCTCCTTGATCACCCTCTTTTCTACCAGTTACTGCTGCAAATTCAGTGAGTGCGCTAGAAGAGTTTTCTGCTTTAAACTTGACATGACCAATAGTTTGTGAGGAAGCTGTAACTGTATCATTATTCAAAATTTCAAGTGTTATAGGTTTATCAGCATTAGTGTTAGTATTTTCATTCTCAAAAGTAACGATACCATCTGTGTAAATGGTAGAAACATTTGGTGTCAACCCACTTATTTTATTGTTGATGAAATATTTTGCTAAGTCACTTGAGTCTATATTAAAAGCCGTACCACTAAGTTCAAGCCCACCATCAGCCTTGGCACTGTAAGTAGTATTAGTCCATGGAACATTAACATACGCTTTTTCACTAGCTAGTTCAACAGGATAGTTCTTACCATTTTCACTATAACCTATCTTCATACCACCTCTAGTACTACTTGTAGATAAAGGTAGAGAATATATTGTATCGGTGTCATCACGCCATGCAGGATTACCACTTCCATCCGTTTTCCAAACTTTAGAAGCTTGTCCAGAACCTGATGCAACATAACCTGCTGCTGATGCGGAGTTTGCGACCCAAGTGTCGGTGTTATCAGAAGCAGGGAGTGTAATAGTTCTTGTGGCAACTTGAGTTATATGGCCTCTAGCATTTGATTGAACGCTATCAACAACATCAAATGAGCCACCGTATCCTGGGCTCTCAGAAGCAGATGTGTTTGTTCTAGTTATATCATCATGATCAAGAGTTAGAGTTTGATTAGAACTTTGGTTAGTTGTAAAGGTCTTATCAGCTTCATTAATGTGAAGATCATTCCCTCCGGCAAGTGTAATAGTAGCATTACCTGGACTAGCAGGTTCGCTTGGTAATGTTATAGATCTAGTTGCGACCTGAGTTACATGCCCTTTGGTGTTTGACTGAAGACTATCAATAACATCGAATGTACCACCGAAACCCGGGCTTTCACTATGAGATGTGTTTGTTCTAGTTGTATTATCGTGTGAAATATTACCTGATGTTGAATTGAATGATATAGGACCAGTTGCATCTAGCCAACTAGATGTCGCAATTCTTGAAAGAGTTCCAGTTTTTGTGGAACCAGAGTCATTATGAACAGCCCAATAATTTTCGCTCTCATCCCATACCAACCGAGCATTATTCCGATTACCACGTTCAACTTCAATACCAGCATCTTGTGTCGGGGCTGCGTTATCAGCCAAACCACTGTTTAATTCAATAATTCTATCGCCAATCTCTACTGCAGTAGAGTTTACAGTCGTTGTTGTGCCACTAACAGTAAGATCTCCACTAAGAGTAAGATCTCCTCCAATATAAGTATTTCCAAAAGCTGCACTGTCATTTTGAAGTGCCAACCTATTTACGCCATCTGTAGTACCTGCTTCCCAATAATCTCCAAGCTCATTCCATTGCAGCACAGCACTATCAGTACTAGGACGATCTATTGCTATACCTGCCCTGTTAACATTATTGACAGCAACACCATCTAGCATAACATTATGCGATGTCGCAAATCTTGTTCCACCTGTAAATGTTGTTACTCCACCGACAGAAAACGTTCCAATAACATTAAGATTTCTGGTTACGCCTAAATCTTGTCCAATGGTAACATCATCTGGTAAACTAATAGTAGCAGAAGATCCTTCTCCCGGTGTATGGGAAACTGTAATCTCATTAGCTGTACCTGAGATACCTGACATATAGTTGCCAGTAGTTTCTGTTCCAAGAGCTACACCATTGTCTTTGATTGTCACTACACCAGCAGAGACTAAGAAGTTATCTGTACTAAATGATGCAACACCTTTGTTAGATGATGTTGCCACTTCACCCTCAATCTTAATATTATTATCAGATACAGTTGTGGTAATACCTTCACCTGCTTCAAAGGTTATTGTATCTCCCAATGAAACATTATCATCAGTACCTATTTCAGCAGCAATAGTGAATGCCGTTCCTGTTGAAGTTACATCACCACCAATAGCTAGATCATTTGTGATCGTTGCACTGTCTGCTGCTAGGTTATCTGCATTGACTGTTCCGTTAACATAAACATGTCTCCACTCTTTTGAGGAGCTACCCAAATCGAAGGCATTGTTTGTATTCGGAATAATATTAGAATTAATATCAGCATCAAATACTACATTGTCTGTATCGTCATCTCCAAGTGTAACCGTACCTGATGACCCAGCTTTCATATTAACAACACCATCAACGGTTAGTGTACCATCAATTTGTACATTACCACCAATGTCCAGATTACCTGTGATATATGCCGAGTCTTGTACTGTAATAGTATTAGCAAAAGTTGTGTCACCAGTAACAGTGACGTTTCCACCAACATCTAGATTACCAGTAATGTAAGCTGAATCTTCTACAGTCAAAGCACCTTCTGATACAACTGTACCTGTCACATTAACATTACCAGCGACATCTAAGTTACTACCAAGATCTAAGTTGCCAGTGATGTATGCACTGTCCTGTACTGTGATAGTGTTGTTTAGTGTAGTATCACCTGTTACAGTTAGTGTTCCAACAGTTGCACTGTCGGCTGCAACGTTATCCGCATTTACTGTACCATCAACATAAACATGTCGCCATTCCTGACTGCTAGATCCCAAGTCATATGTATCGTCAGTGTTAGGAATAATATTTGAGTTAACATCAGCATTGAATACGACATTATCAGTGTTGGCATCACCTAAGTTAATATTCGAGTTTGCCCCTGCTTTGAATGTTACTTCACCGTCTACAGTAAGGGTGCCTGACATGGTAGTATTACCACCAACGGCAAGATTACCTTGAACTGAAAGGTTATCTTTAAAGTCTGCTGAGTCTGATACTTCTAGTTTACCTGCAATAGTATTTACTGCAGACCCATCACTTAGACTCATTCTAGGTGATAATAGTTCTACAGTATTGATTGAGTCCAAACGTCCATCAAGTTCTGCGATTGCAGTTGACACTGTAGATGCAGTAGTACCCATGGCACCTGCTGAGATAGTACCTAGTTCTGCATCATGTTCCTTGATAGCATTGGTAATATCTGTGGCAGTTGTGGTAAGTGTTGATACGTCTCCAACAGAGTCAACAAGTTGATTAAATCTTCCACGTTGAGTGTTGAAGGTATCCGTTATTTGAACACTAGGTATTTTTGAATTAGCCATTTGTACCGTTCTCTAATAGTTTTTGCAACATCATTTTTATATCATTAACATCAGATTTTAGTTGATCTATCTCAGCACGTTCTTGCATCTTAGCTTCAGTAACTAACTTCTTCCGTTTATGGTTACTCTTATTTATATTCAAAATCATGTTAGTATTAGGATCTCTGACTAAATCAGGATGATCTTTTACAGGTATATAATCAGCCATTACGATGTTGCTATTGTTCTCAGGTTTTTGAATCTTGGAAATCTGGTAGACTTCTCAGCATTCATTGTTATTTTTATTTGATACTCATCAAAATCAGCAAGATCAAAGACGTTAAACTCATATTCAATAAACGTTAATAAGTCATCACTAGGTGGAATGTCGTTATAACTATTGCTTTTAGTGACCTTAACATCTTTTGTGAAAGCTGTCCAATCTTGATCGATTAATCTAACACCTGACGAACTTAAGCTTGTTCTAAACCACACATCAAAGTCAGCACCTATAGGTCTAACCGCATCAACTAAAACCACAATAGAAGTGGATGAGTTTGCTAGTGTGTATGGAATACTAATATGCTTACTTGCACTTGTTCCACCATTAGCCGCAGTTTCAGAAACATACGGAACAGTTGTGATATAGTTTCTATCTGTTCTAGTACCACCTGCCGATGCACTATCTTGCTGATGATCAATAAAATACGAAACGGTTTCCAATCGCCCATTATTCACGTTAAAATAAGGTGCTACGTTTGGATCATTAGTATTCATATTAACAGATATTACTGTAGATGGATTTCCACTAAGTTTTCCAACTTCTTGCGCTTTTGCAGCAATAACTGCAGGATCATCCATCATTAACCCTCTTTGAAAACTCATTGCAATATTTGTAATATCTTCATATCCAGTATCTGCATCTTGCCAATCACCTATTGAAGTGAAGTTACCAGAAGCATATATGGCAGTATCTACAGGTGCTGTGTGTGGAAGGTTAAGAAAAAACTCATCTATTTCATGTTGTTCTGTGGCATATAATCCTGTACCACCCGCTCTAATAGAGGATGTAGCATTTCCCGAATCCATCTTAAATGTATACCCAAAAGGATCAGCCTTAGTAATAGTTCTTTGTCCAAGAATACTACTACCTTTAACTCCGTTGACTGTTGAAGATGAATCAAACCCCGTGGCATCTGTACTCAGAGTAACGATATCACCTACTCTAAATCCATGTGCAGGATGAAGAACCGAAAGATTAGAGTCTGCTGCAGTAAACCTTAAAGGATCATAAACATAATCAGCAAGTTGATTTTGAATTAAACTTTCTGTAAGTTTTTTTATTGGCGGCACATTGACTTCTAGTTTAGCTGTAGCAGTTGTTGTCGTATCGAACTGTGCTTTATAAACCTTAAATGTTAAATCCTTTGAGTTATCACCTTCCCATGTGGTTCCATTAGATGATGCGTACAAAGCACCTCTTGCAACATTAACACCTGAGTTGTACCTAGCAGTTGTGGTTCCAAATAAGAACTCTCCGTTTTCACCGAAATATACTTTATAAGAATCTCCTGTAGCAGAACTGTATATGCAGACTGCTAACAAAGTATTTTTAGGAACATATATTGGAGAGGTAAACTGAAACTTGTATTCTGTTGCAGCAGAAAATGAAGTTGCTGCCTTGGCCCCAATCTGTGCAGCAGTTGCGACTACTCTACTTCCCGGAATAAATCTTTTAGCTGAAGGAAATCCACCTTCAGTAGTTGGTCTAAGCTCTAAAGTTATAGGTAGATTAGGATCTGCAGAATGAAAGAATACTCCAATACCCGTCAATACGCTTGCTTCATCAACGACAAAGGTTTGTGCTGTAGGAGATTTTTGTTCCGTTAGTTGTAATATTCCAGTCATTATTTTTTTCCTGTTTAAGCTATATGCTTTTTATTAGTAGCCACCAAAGCCATTGTTTGCTGATTTCACAAGACCCGATATTTGTGATGCCTGTGCTAGACTAGTGCCACTTGAAACTGTAATCGATGATCCAAAATTCATGCTAGAAGAAACAATGGCACCATTTGATAAAACTGTCCAACCGCTGCTTCCACCGCCATCACTATTACTGTATTGGACAGTTTCATAATATGTATAACTTTCACTCACCTGAACTTCTTCAGTTGTGGTATACTCGTACCAATCCTCATATTGAGCCTTAGAATAAAACTTTGCTGCAGCATATGACAAAGATTCGTTCCTATCTAGCACAGAAATATCTAATGCTGAAAAGTTCGTACCATCAGTGTTAGTAGGCCAGAATAAATCTGCATTAGATTGAAGATAAAATAAACCCTTTATGGAACCATCTGCAGCACTAGTTAGTGGAGCATCCCCACCACCATTCGTTGCACCACCACCGAAAGGAAACTCTGTTGCATTAACAAAACGGTCTCCCGGTTCTTTAATAAAAGAATCTCTATCAGAATTAGTATAAGTATCTACACCAAATGCAGTATTGCACCATTTGGTTACTTGTTTGTCTCCATAAAATATCCAATGTGGTATATTTGGGCGCAGACCTTGAAACTCAAAAAATAATATTTTGGGTCTATGTATTTCTATTTCAGTATATCCTAGCCTATCCTGTTTTACAATATCTCTCGATTTTGTAACCATTCTAGTGCCTGTTCTTTTTACCTGTCTGCTTGGCATCTGTTTACCTTACTTTAATATGTTGTGCCAGTACTTATTGTAATAGTACCTTGAGAACTTATTTCGGTTGTACCATCAGGTAACAACGATGAGTTAGATTGTGATGAATACGATTTATCAACAATACGTTTATTAGTCCAATAATCTCCATCAGGCGTTAGTTCTGCAGAACCAATGCTTTGAGGAATATCAAACTGATTAACCGGCACTATTCCTGTAGCCTCTTCTTGTCCAAAGTCTGCAACAACTTCAGTATATGTAGGCCAAACATTATTACCTTTTATCACACAAGTGTTTAGAGATAAATCAGAATCATACGTTAATCCGATAGCTTTAGCGAAGAACAGTGGAGTAAGCATATTCATATCTTGAATTACTGCACCTCTGTAATCATCATCAGCCCAATTTGCTTGTAGCATATCCTCAAAATTATCTCCTGTGATGCCTTCAGTCTGTCTAATGAATGTAGCATCATCAGGATCGTATACTTCTAAACTAGAAAGCTGTGCTTCTAATAAAGTGAGCGTTGATATTCTTTCGACATTAGAAATCCTGTTCTCTAGATTACGCAAATCTTCCATCTTAAATCCACGATTATCATGTCGTATCACATTCAAATCTTCCTCATTAAATGTAAATGGGTTCAATGAAATATCGTAAAGAGGCATGTCTTTTCTAGCTATTCCTGTAGGCATTTCCATTTCATACGCAGAAGTACCCTGATGATAGCTTAACGTTCCTGCAGAAGTTAGTGTTAACACATCTTTTCTAGGTAACCAGTATTTCGCAGTTCCTACTGAAAGTGTTGATTGGTTTTTAGGAAGATCCTCAATACGTGCGATACCACCAGAGAAAGTTTCATTTGCAGGATTTTGCAAAGGTCTCATATCAATCACGTCTGCTAAGTGAATAGTTTCATTCAATGTCGTAGTATATTTTGGAATTTCGCTAAAGGTAACATCACCATAGGATGCAGCACCCGCAAAATATCCTGTTCCTGAAGGTGTACTATGCTCAAAGTATTTGTATTGCACTGTCACATTACCTGCAGGTGCAGCAACTCCTGATTTTAAAGTTCCTTTTCCTGGGCCATAAAAGTTATCTCTCTGACCGTTATCTAGAACAAACTTATAAGTAATATCCTCATTTGTTGTAGCATCAGTTATTTTATAAAATCTAAAAATGTCAGCTTTGGCAAGAGTAAACACGCCACTACTTAAGGCAATAGTTTCAGATTCCCAATCATTTGCAGCCGTACTAGGCTTCAGAGATTTATTCTTACGAACAAGAGTTTTATTCTGATATGCAATCACATGCCCTGTACCATTATCAGGTCCAGAGATCGTTGCTTGTGTATTACCTCCACTTAATACCACAGTTGGAGTAGTCAACTCTCCATCACCGTCTACCTGATAAATCCAATCATCAGTTTCTGTGAAAGTATCAGTACCTGCGTTGATTACCACAGTTGACGCTGTTTTGTTTGTTGTATATACAGTACCAATAACTGCTGTCACAGATGATACTTCTTGAACTCTAGTACTAGGAAGTCTAAATAAAAGACTATTTTCTTCTTTATTATAAATATCGTATCTATTCTGAATAGCTTTTAAGTTAGCATAGTTAGCAGCATCAACACCAATACTTCTAACATCACCAATACCATTGGCAGAAGGATTTGACAACTGTATATCAAATAGATGAATGCGATAATCAGCCTGTGCTGTGTACAAGCCTCTTACACGTGCAGTACCAATATTACTACCACCTCTATCCACAGCAGTGTAAAGGTTTACTTCAGTGACATCTTCAATATATCCGACCAACCCATAAGCACTATCTGCAACAACATAGTTACCAATATTTGCGCCAACCTTTTCGGTAGTTTTTACTTTAAGATCTGAAGTAAGATTTCTAGGTTTTTCTACACGAATGGGTAAATTGAAATCTCTTTCAACACGTGATCCGTTAACAAATGCAGTACCGCCTGATACTTTAAAACTTAAGAAGTCATCGTCACTATCTTTTTCTATAGTTAAGTCAAACTCACCTGAAGAACTTTGTTCAATAAAGTTACCTGTTTGAGAAAAGGTTCTTGCGTCAATAAGGGTTCCTATCTTAGATAGAATTTTATCGGGTGTTTTTATAAGAGAAACTTGACCACCACGAACTCTATAGACTTCATAAAATGTATCACTAGCAGAAATAGTGTCTTTTGTTGTTAAAGTTAAAACAATTCTAAGACGATCTGCGCCGGGTGATGTTAGGTTAGGCGTAGTTCCTGAGTTATCAAAAAGAGCGATATTATCTGCAGTAGTAACGATGTCCTCAGTTACTTTAAATCCTATAACTCCCGTGAATTCGGGGGAATATTTTGAGAGAACTAATGTCTGAGCCTCAACCATAACTAGGTGATTGGCGGCAAACGTGTCAAACTGAGGAACTTCAGCAATAGATGCTTTCCCAACAGCATCGTTGACAGACTGAATAGTAATATTACCTAAATTTGTAGTAAGAGTTGCACCTGCTGCAAAAGGTTTAGATGTAGTAGTGTTAGTTGCTGTAGCCGCTCCACCAGACTGACCTTTTGTCATTTTTACAAATATGGTATCAGGATCACCACCTTCAGCAGGAAGAATTTCCTTTACTAATGCAAATAAATCTCCGTCATTTATCTCAGTGCCTTTTAGTTGAGCATAGCCAACAGGTAAGGAGTTAACCTTAAGATAAGTATATGAGAATGCATTAACGCCTGAGGCTAAGTTACCACTATTGTTGAAAATAGCACCTTCATTAACAATAAACTTAGAAAGTCTACTCAGTTCTTGTTGGATAATAGACTGAGACTGTGTTAGTTCACGTGCCTGTAGTGCTCTTCCGTTATTAAACAGAACACGATGATAATGATCACTATCTCTGTAATCATCATTGTATTCGCTTAAAAATGTTGTACTAGTGAGATTAGTAGCCATGGTTTACCCTTAAAGTTTAATAACGATTTTAATATCTTCAGTTTGGTCAGCGTCTCTTGCAATCTTTGCCTGATTATTTAGGAACAACAAATCTCCAGAGAACACGTCTATCTCTGATGCAACTCTGTCGCCAATAGTAAACGATCCTGATTTACCTGAGATTGTTACTGTCTCACCAGTTCTAAATGGCGTGAAACCAGTTTCTTCATCCTGATGATACCATATGGTTGACGAGTCGTCAAAGAAATCAATCCATGCTTGAGCATTACTGTCACCACTTATTGTAACATCGTCTGCCCACGATAGTCCACCTGTAATAGGTACAGTCAACACAAGTTGCTTAAGAGCAAGACCTTCAGTAAGCTGAAACTTAGTTCCTGCTGCAGAGTCTAAAATATTTTTTAGAAGACCAACTTGACGATATTCGTTATCTACAACCCACTTATTATTAACATTACCTTCAGGTTTGATGTTGAACATCATGTTAGTGGACTTTAAATCCGTTCTTGCATCTGCTCCTAGTCCACCTGCGGGTGAAAAAATAGGGTATACTTCTGCATTGATACCTGATGTTAAGTTAGTCTGATCTACTCTAACAGAAGCTTTATTGTAATTTGATCCCAAGACAGTTCCAATGGGAACAAACGCTCCCGGTCCTGCGCCTGTACCCACAGTATCACTATCCCCAACTTGAACTGCTGCTAGTTTACCTGTAGCATCAAGTACTCCATGTGCTTTAGCACCAATACCATCACCGACAACTGTAAGAGTAGGTGCAGCAGAGTATACACCCGTGTTTGGTTCTACTCTATATCCAATAATCTGACCATCGATTGCAGCATTCTGCACAGCAAGTTGCGGAGCTTCAGGAGCAGTTGGTTCTGCTGAGTCTACAAACTTAACTGGCATAAAGTTTCCAGTTAAAAATCTGTTTGCATCTGCAGTCGTAATAGTATACAAATACTTCCAAATATACCCATCGGTTTCTACTGGCAAAGTCGTGTTCGTATGATCAGGAACAAACTGTGATACAACAGCAGATCCAAAACTATTTTTACCTTGACGAATACACACATATACGTTATTATCAGCAGTCCTTACATAGAATGAAGGAGTTTGTACGTCTTCAATATTATCGTTAAAAGCAGGATAAACTGTGTTAGTGGTCCAATCAGTTAATGGAACAACAAAAGAAAATGCCTCAACAGCTTTTACTGATTGAAGATTGTACCTAAACAACCGGCGGTCTCTGTCGGTATTATTTGGGTTCACGGTAACATCTGTGTTGTCACCTGTTTGCCAAATCTGAGAGTGCCCTACACCAATGTAGAAATAGTTGTCAGAATCGCCAAGGTTTGTGCCTTGGTTCTCATCAAAGATTTGCTGTGCAAACTGTCTTTTTAATTTATCTGTAATAATTGCTGGCATTGTCTATTTCCTATACGACTGCGTATCCATAACCACCGATAATATTCCAACCATTGGAACCATCCCAAATAAGTTGTGCTGTATCTAGTGGATCAAATTCTATACTAGTTCCTTGTGCAAAGGTAGCAGGTGCTAGTGTCACTGTTCCAGATCCACCACCACGTCTTGCAAATATTTTTATTTCACCGTTAACCGTACCATTTGCTAGTGTCACTGTACCCGAAGAAGATCCTGTCAAGGATATGAATCCTGCACTAACAGGTGCAGCTTGACTATTAGCAGCAGTTGCATAACTCACTGCGGCTTTACTTATATTTACAGATCCAGTTCCTTTTGAAACCAAATCCAAATTTATATTTCCGTCTGTTCCTATGGCCTCAATAACTGGTGCTGTACCTGCACCCTTATCAGATATTTTAACATTATTTCTACTAGGGCTAAATGTATCCGTAAAAGATAATACCGCATTTCCAAGAGAGTCAGCTAAGTATTCATGAATTCTAGGTCTCTCTATGACAGGAGAAATTATATTTTTATTTGTGATAGTTGCGGAGTTATTATTTAATACAAGAGTGTCACTGTCTGTTAAACTAGGTACATTAAGATTATGGTTTGCAGTTAAAGAACCCGCAACAATAGAGTATTTGTGACTTGAGTTATCATCAAACATACTAATGTTAAGTAGTGATGGATTGTTTAGTTGAGCACTGTCCAGAGTTTTATTGCTCATAGTCTGAACAGCAGTGTTAACTAGAACTGTTCCTGACGAATCTGGTAAGTCAATGTTAACTTCAACATTACCACCAACAGCGCCCAATTTAGTACGTGCTGATGTGCCTAAAATATCTAATCCACTGTCTGTAAGTTGTGATGTACCTGAACCGATATTAGATCCACCTAAAACATCATATAGTTCTGTGAAGTTGGCATTGATCTTTATACCAGTAGTACGTAATGTATCTCCTGTTCTGTCATTCGCAGAAAGACCTGTGTTGATTGTTTGTTTTGCCATAACTTACTCTCTAGCTTGATTTATATTATTTATACATGTTAGAATACATAATTAGCCGAATCTGCAGCATTATCTAAGTCGAATAATGTCGAGAACTTATTACCATCCATAGTAGATTCTACTGTAATGACACCATCTGAATCTTGGTCCATAGTGAGAACCAAACCATTTGCAGAGTCATCCATAAATGTGCCTGAAAGACCTAAGATGTTATAAGCATCTCTATCAGCATCCAAGTCTTGGATTTGAATTTCACCAAGGTCTCTGAACTCAGTTCCTGTTGCGAAACGTCTAATGCCTGTGGCACTGTCTGCTAAAAGAAGTGTCATAGAAGTTTCCGCTTGCATACTCATTGCAGCGATTTCTTCAGAAACAACCTGTTCAGTGATTGGATCGCCAATCTCATCCTGATCTCTAGAAAGACCTATATCATTAACAAGTTCTAATAAAAGTTCTGAACCAAGATATACTCCTGCAGGATGAACAAATAGTTTATATGTGTCAACCCAATCTTTAAGAGGAAGACCAATCCTAATCAAAACTGACATAACTTGATATAGTTTATCATCAGTAATAAACTTACGTGACTCAGGACCAATAACAGAGGCAAACTCTTTTATTTGCTGTCCACCAGTATTAATGCTATCTTGTTCATAGTCGATTGCTGGCCCGACTTTGAATATACTTTCTTTAGGGTATAGTATCTGTGGATCTTCACCAAAGAATCCTCTAAAGAACTGCTCAATACTATACTTAGTACCTTTAGATCTGTAGAGAGTGTTAGAAAACTTAATAGCTTCTCTTTTATTTAAGAACCCCCCAAAGTACGCTTGACCTAGAAGAAGTTCATCTTCAAGATATTGCAATAGCTTATCAGGAACTTGTGTAGCATCTCTAGAAGAATATAATCTCTTTATTTGACCAGATGGGTTGTCTGCAGAATCCATAAACTCATAATATGCTTCAAATAAAGATTTAATATTTGGAAAATCTTCTTTGAAATATTCTGGTAATACATTATCAATCTCATTCTTAAAGAGATTTAAATCTGTACGATTATTGTCTAGTAATGTTTTATCTTGCTTTGACATTAGTTTGTGGCACTTACAGTTACAGCAGTTGTGGTTGATCTATCAGTATCAAAGTTTAAAATCTCATTTCTTGTAGGTGCTAATGCACTTTGATTAGCTGGTACAGCAGCTAGTTTGATAAATGTTAGTCCTGCAGATATACTTGTCGGGTTAAAGTAGTTAATAGTAACTACCCCTGTTGCAGAATTGAAGCTGCCAACATTATCTATTATCACGGCATTACCTGCAATAGCAATAACTTGAATGATATTAGAACTTAGTTTGTTTCTAAGTGTACAGGTTTGAGCTTGGAAAGTAAACTCGTTGCTAGTAATAATATACTCATTATCATCAGGTGCGGCAATGGGTACGGGATACTGCAATTGTTGATTGTTAGAAACTTTTGTTGCTGAAAGTTTTGACTTAATAGTCGTGGTATTCTCACCACTTAAACTATTTAACACCATGAAGTTTGCAGCATCATTATATCTTTGACTCACAACTAAATCAACAATATTATTAATATCATCAGTAGAAGTGGCATCAACATCTAAAAGTAAACTGTTAATAACAGAAATCAAAGTAGGTGCTGTGGGAGTAAACCTCTGCTGCATTCTAATATTTGCTCTAGTAGACAAAATAGAAATAGAAGATTCATCTATAAGGGATAAGACATTCGATCTTCTAAAGGCTTGTTTGAACCCACCAGTATTATTAGTGAAGTAAGAAGATATTGTATTTTTGACCTGATCCTGAACAGCATTCAAAGTTAAATCTGTGAGTTTAGGATTGAACTGGAAGAAAGTATCCATTTCAATAAAGGTTTCTATTGGATCAATAAATCTTATGTTGAAGGATACGATGGAAAGTTGTGCTGCTAACTCTCGTATCGCTTGTTTAGTGCTTGCAATTGTAGCTGCAGTCACATCATCTTCAAACAAAATAGATATGTATACTGCGCCAAACTCAGGTTCCACCGCTTCTTCGCCGCCCCATGATGCAATGTCTTCAATAAGTGTGGAATAGCTTTGTAGAATTAAAGATGAATAGTCTTCTGCAGTAACCATACGGTTCTGAGTAGCATATTGAAAAGGAGCATTCTTACGAATGGATTCAATACTTTCCTTTTCATCACCACCAATAGAGTTGACATATGTTATCACATTTATATCAGAGGTTATAACTCCTGACGTAAACTGAGAAACAGGTGTGAATATAGTAGCATTATTAGCAGCATTTCCCTTTACTGACAGATATTCAACTTCAATACGATTACCTGCTTGTGGTGCTATACCAAATGTCTCACCATCACCAAAGGATAGCTCGAAATATCCATTAGGAGATTCTTTTAAAATGTAGAT